TTTTTTGCTTACGAGGAGGACTTCACAATGAACGATCAGAACGAAACCGCGCAGCTTCGTTTCCTTGAAGAAACCGCCATTCGGCTGCGGCAAAACGGCTTCACGGTAGAACCGATCGAGGATCACCACCTGCCCGTCTGCTGGGAAAAAGGGCGTCTCTGCCGCATCTCCGGCAAGGGCAGCGTGCTGTACCGGCAGGAGTGTGTGGACAGCGTCCGGGCGCAGGATGCGCTGCAAAGCGTCATCGACACCGCCAAAACGACTTCGGAGTACATGGCGATTCTGGAAACCGCCACGCTTCTCAAAGCCGGCGGTCTCACCGGCGACTACCGCGTCCTTGCGGACTTCGGCAGCGCGGTGCTGGCGGGCCACCTCACCGAGCGCGGCGTGCAATTCGTGACTTGGGAGTGGGACTTCGACCAAGAGGCGTCCATCACGGACATTATTTTCAGGACGACTATGAAGCCGCCAAACGCGATTTCACCGTGCGCAGCGGACTTGTTCAAAAAGACGCCCTTTTTGAGCCGGAGCAGCTTGCGGAGATCTACCGCGCGCTAAGGCTTGTCCGTGAACAGGACGAAAGCCTTTCGTTTGGACGGGATCGGGAACTGGCGGAGTTGATGGAACAGGTCGGCGGACTGCTGCCCACGGATGCTCTGCGGCAGCGAGACGCGCTGGAACAGAGCGGCATGACAATGAAATAAGCATCCACGCAAGCCGGGCAGAAATGTCCGGCATTTTTTATTTTACGAGGAGGAAAAGATGATGGAAATTTACGGCACGATTCAATTCAGACTCATTCTCCCGCATATCCCCGGCTTCCAGCAGGAGCCGCTGCCGGCGCCTGTTTGCAGCCGCTCCCCGGAATGTGACGGCTGCCCTTACCCTCGCCATGGCTTTCTCTGCTGGGGCGCGGATGGGACCTGTCTGCGGACCAGAATGAATAAAATCAACGGATTGGAGGAAAACGCAAATGATGATTCAAGCGGTTCTCGGTAATCCCAACCACCCGGAATACGGCGTGGCGACCATCCCGTTTCCCATTCCGCATGACCAGTACGCACACTGCATGGAGCTGTTGGAGGTACTGGAGATCGGCGACGCGGTCAAGGCGGACTGCAAGGTGGAAAAGATCGACAGCTTCTATACTGTCCTCAAGCGCACGGAAATGCTCACGGTCAATGTGGAGGAGCTGAACTACCTCGCCAAACGGCTGGACAGCTTCGACACCGGCGAGGCTGCACAGTTTCAGGCAATGGCCCACAAGCTGGAGCTGTTTGAGTTAAAGGATCTCATCAACCTGACCTTCTGCTGCCAGCAAGCCACGGTCATCACCGACTTTTCCGACCTCACCGCCATCGGCCGCGACCACTACATGAACCTGCACGGCGGCAGCGCAAGTGTGGATGAACTGAACACACTGGACGGCAAGAAAACCGCACGGCAGCTCATCGAAAGCGGCAGCGGCACGATCACTCCCTACGGTGTGGTCTACGACAACGGCATGAAGTTAGAGCAGGTATACGATGGCCGGTTCTTCCCCTGCTATTACTACGAGCCGAATGCCATCACCGTTGCGGTGACCTCCAAAGCCGAGCCAGAGGACACAGAACACATCACATGGCTGTTCCTCCCCATGGTGCAGGAGGAGGTCGACCGCGCCCTCCTTCGCGGGGGCATCACAGATCCCGCCGATGTCCGCCTGCGGCTGGAGGACAGCCAGCTCCCCAATGAAGTGGATGTTCTTCTGGATATGGAGTATGAAACTCTCGCCGACCTCAACGAACTGGCAGGGGCAACGGATGGGTTATCAAAAGCGGATATGGAAAAGCTGGGCGCCGTGGTCATGCTGGCAAAGCTAAAGTCCGCGGCGCAGATCAAAAACCTTGCAGAAAGCCTCGACCTTTTTGACTTTGCCCCCGGCGCACACTCTCCCGCCGAGTACGGCAAGTACATGATCCGCCAGTCCGGTCATTTCGACTATGACGAAAATCTCGACGCTTTTTATGACTATGAAAAGTATGGCACGGAGCGCATGAACGCGGAGGACGGGATGTTCACCGACCGGGGTTACATCGCCTATAAAGGCTATATCAGCATGGAGGAAGTGATGAACGGAAGCCAGAGCAGCCACATGGAGATGGGAGGGCTTTCACGATGATCATTCAGGCGGAACTGAAGTGTAAGCAGACCGGGTGTGAGGCAGACCCCTGTGCCGTGGATAAGGTCATCGAGCTGCCAAGCCCGCGGTTCAAGCAGTTCAGCCGCGCACTGCTGGCTGACTATGATTTCATCGCAGAGAATAAAAACGCCATACGGCACGATGAGGATGCCAGGCACTGCCTGCTCATCCTCGATGCGGATGGAACGGACGGTTTCCTTGTTGACCCACAGGGATATAGCTATGCCCGGTAC